TTTAGTAAGGCGAAATCATCCTATAATCGTACGAAGCAGCCGAGATCTCAGATGGTGAGAGATAACAGAAAGTGGAATGCGCCCCCCGGCTGGGTTTCTCAGATTTCCTATCAGACGAAGGACGGATCAATTGCATCACGAATGGTTCAAGATGGCGGTGCAGATGGAGATGAAATCGATGAAATGGCTAAGGCCTCAGTTAAAGGTGTACCAATTGTTCTGGGTGGAAAATCATATAAGGTTAGTGATCCGACTGTTGGATTTAATGAATGGGAAAAAGGGAAATTTACCAGTGATGAACAAAGGCTACTAGAAGAGTCTAATTTGAAATTTACAAACAAGGTGTATGCATTATTCTTAAAGGGGCTGTTCAATTCAAAGTGCAAGACATTAGTTGGATCTGAGACTGATCCTGAATGTGGGGCATTCAGATATCTGATAAGTTTAGCGTATTTCAATAAGCTGGAACAGGCTCAGGGGGGCGCACCTTTATCTGTTAAAGCGAATCCTGCTAGTGGTTCTGCTTCTGGCTCTGCTTCTGGCTCTGCCACTGGATCTGCTAGTAGTTCTGCTTCTGGCTCTGTCACTGTTCCTAGTGCGACTACTGCTACTAGTGTAACTACTTCTGCTCCTGGTGCTACTGGCCCCACTGGTCCTCCTCCTAAACCCATTGTTGCTAAACCTACTGGTCCTAAACCTGCTGCTACTGGTCCTACTGGCCCTAATCCTACTGGTCCTAATCCTACTGGTCCTAATCCTACTGGTCCTAATCCTACTGGTCCTACTTCTACTACTGCTGCTACTGGCCCTACTGGTCCTAAACCTACTGGTCCTAAATCTACTGGTCCTAAACCTGCTGCTACTAGTGCTACTGGTCCTACTGGTCCTACAGCCCTTGGCAGTACAACAAATGCAGAAACTGGACAGAGAAAAAGTACTAGAACTAGGACTCCTAGTAAGGTTGGTCAATCTAGAGTTGCCGATGCATCCGCCAGTAAGGCAACTAAGAATAAAACTAAGAAAAATGCCAAGGCATCTAAGCCTAAGAATACAACTAAGAAAAAGGAAAAGGGGTTCAAGCCTAAGAAAGGCTAGGACCAATACTTAATTTTGTAAAAATTGACAGTTAACTTTTATTGAAAGTTAACTACCAAGTTAAGATACAAAAGTTTCTGAATGAAGAGTACTATGACATTATAAGGCGTATATCCAATCCACTGTGCTGTACATTTATTATTATAGGCCTTTTAGTTGCGTGCATCTTTCCAATTATAGGAATATACTGCTTTGATTCCTGGACTTGTCCGCCACATATGGGTATGGTATTCTTACAGATTGGTCTAGTTGTTGACTGCTTTATTGTGCTTTTCATTATTATTCCTTGCAGCGTTCGTCTTTTACTGAATTGCTGCTATGATCAGATACAGATAGTACCAGTACCAGATCCTCCTAAGACTAAGCCTCCGAAGTCAGCATTCCAGTCATTCTCTGAAACAGTTGCAAAAGGCAGAAGTAAGTCGCTGGAATATACTGAAAATCCTATAAGGGAAAAGAGTAAGGAAAGAAGCAGAAGTAGATCTGAGTCTGATTCTGAAGTCTAGACTCTTTTGTATACTTTTTCAAAAGTAGGCAAAAGGCGTGTTTTGACTGTATTAGACCAGCAACTTTTTTGCGATCTTTTTTTCTAAAAAAGATCCTTACATACGGGGGAAGCCCACCAGGTTAGCGCCCATACCAAAGCCAGCACCCTGGCGAGCCGTCACGGCAATAGAAGGGGAAAACGTGTCAAGCAGGGCAAAGGTGGCGAAGGCGGCCACACCAATGGTCATCACCTCACCGAAGTTGGGCTTCTTGGGGTTCAGCACCAGAACAGCCACAAAGGCCACGACCAGGCCCTCAATCAGATACTTTAGTACGGAGACTAGAACTTCAGTAAGATCCATCATTCCTTATACCTGATCTCTAGATTTTTTATTAATGGGCGCGTGATACTTTAAGACTTTTGAATGTATACTAACCATATAATGAGTTCTTCTAAGGCGCAGCCAAAGGAAGATTTTCTTGAGGAGGACCCCGAGATCCGTAGCCAGAAGTTTGTACTTCTATCCTTCCTCAGCCCCGAGAATATCCTCGCCAACAAGGATCAGTATTTCTTCGGCGAGTTTCTCAAGCAGTACGAGATTGATTATAAGATGAGGAATCTGGAGACCTTTCTTGTTTCCCTTGTCCGGGGAGTTAACGATAGTTTAACAAAGGAGTCTGAGAAGCTGGATGCCCTTGGCCCTGATCTGAGTGGTGCAGCCGCAGTCTGCCGTAAGGCGCGCCTGAATATCGGCGGCATCCTGGAGACGTATCAGACCTTTGTAAAGGATAATGATGCGTCTATCAAGAAGACCACGATCAAGGAGGCCTACGATGACTACCTCTTCAAGAATCAGACCAAGCTCGAGGAGGAGTTTTTCGCCAAGAATGAGTTCCGGACATCCATGCGTGGTCTTAAGGTCCGGGGAGTCACTGGGACTCACGCTGAGGCAGTGGCGATGTCTAAGAAGCTCCAGCGCAACGATACGATTCACAATATCTTTCTTGGGGAGGTGGGCAAGTGGCTGCCTTGGGATCCTAAGCCCCACCAGGTCCAGGACCAGGAGTACGCGGAGGACCAGCTGAACATGCTGATGAAGAACTACAAGGACAATGAGGAGTCTCGCGACAAGTTCATGTCAGAGCAGCGCAATGAGCTGCTGAAGGGTGCTAAGAAGGCTGGGCCTACTCCTGAGCTTGCTGCCCAGTCTTCAGAGGGAGCCGGGGGCTCCTCTGAGGGTTGGGGGTCTATGTTTGATGGTCCGGCTGATCTTGCTCTTCAGAGGAAGAAGACTACTGCTACTAGGGAATCTGCGCCTACGGAGGATCTTTCTGGTTCTGTGGCTGCGCCTGTGGCTGCGCCTGTGCCTGTGGCTGCGCCTGTGCCTACAAATCAGCTCATGTAACTTTATAAGATGCCACCGATCTGATTGTATGCCTGGCCCTGGTCGGGAGCAGCAATAGGAACGCACTGATTACCCTGGCAAAAGGTACCCTCCTCGCAAGGTGTTGCACGTCTAGCACAGGGGGCATTAATTCCGTTACACTCCTTTGCACTGCAAGATGACATGTCAGTAGAAATATTTATAGGTGCCATAAATCCCTCACTGCAAAATCCACCAGAACACTTCTGGCCGCTGGGGCAGACATTATTCGCCATACAAGGGAGTCTGGCAGACGCACCCTTCCACTTGCCCACGTACTTGTTGGCAGGTTGGAGAAACTTCAGTAAAACAAGCGCACCCAATACGATAACTAGAACAAGACCTAGTCCTGAACTGAGTTTTAACATCTCTTCTGTTCAGACCCTATATTTTTATAGGGTTGAGGGATTTAATGATCCCTGAGGAAATACAGGCAGCTCATTATCGGGTAGATCAGGCTTCGCAGGTCTCTGACAGAATCCATTCATACAGACAGTTCCTGCAGCGCAAGTGGCCATATCAACCCCACACCGAATGCCGGGTTCACCTGCAGAAAACCCCTCACTCAAAAAGGCGACATGTCCAAGTATGATTGCACACAAGCCTACTAAAATTAAGAACAAAGCCCAAGTTGGTAGCCCTAGCATCTAAATCATGCTAAGACTATAAACTTTTTAGCTAAATCCAGCTCTTTTTAAATATAGTATAGCCTTTTGCATACATATAATATTCAATCAATTCTATATCATTATCACTCGTGCATATGACAGTATCATGAATTGACCACCTGTACCATTTTACAAGTCTATGCATATCGGCTATGCTGCCTCTTCGGATTTCTTTGAGACGATGATTTATTAGGAAGTATACAGTATTCATTCTTTATAATATATACTTAGTGTCCGCCTTTTCTAACCTGGATCTGCGGACCCTTTAGCCTTACTCCAGCAGACGGATCATACTTGTTTGTCTCAGCTGTCTCAGCCTCAATATAATGAGCCGCACTGTGCTCCCAGAATCTGGGGTCACCAATACGGAAATCACCATGTATCTCAGCCTTGTACCAATAAATGATATCCTCAATCTTATTACTCTGTGTGTTGTTACTGACAACCAGGCACTCGTAGTTCGTCGTGCATTGGTCCATCACCTGACAGAAGAACTCAAAGGAGGGAAAGGCGGATCCATAATTCTCATAGATACGCTTTCTGTTATTCAGATACGGCTCGCGCAGGATGAACACATAGTCCACATTCGTACGCAAAACAGGCGGAACACCGAGAGGATACTGCATAGTAATGAGGAAGAACACCTTCACCCATCTGCCGTTTAAAAAGAGATAGCGAATATTCAAGTCACGTGTCCAGCTGTCGTCATAGAGGCAGTCATCCAAGATTAGGAATGACCGGGGGTCAATTCTGGACTGTCCGCCTGCCTGCTGCTCCTTCATGATCTTAGTCATCACGAGCTTCTGTCTCGCGACGTAGTTCTGCACTATACCAGGTGTATACTGGCCGTGAATGAATAGCGGAGGCACCATCTTCTTGTAGAAGTCGTTTGACTCCTCGGTACCACTGATCACGGTGCCGAGAGGGATATTTTTGTGGTGAAAGAGAACATCCCGGACGAGAGTGGATTTTCCAGTACGGCGACGGCCGATGAAAATGCAGACGGCATCTTCTGGGATTTGTGACATGTTGAACTTCTTCATCTGTAGATTCATTGCTGCTGAGGCTGCCATATTAACTAAAGGTTAGAGAGTTTTCGTGTTGTAGTGGCGAACGCAGAAGCGCAGCTATAAGCGCAGCTACAAGCGCCTATAGCTTCGCCTATGCGTCGCTTATCTGTATTCCATGTTCTGCCCTAAAGTAATGTCTTCGCCCTATCCCTCCCTTCAGACGAAGACTCTCCCTAGTCCTTGTATTTGGGATGTTCCTCCCCCTGCAAATCTGAGATCAGCTCTTGAATCGCGATTCACACCACTTCAGACAACATATCCCGGTATGCTCAGATTTTCAAAGACTAGAAAGTTGGGAAACTTCTTACGCTTCGACCACAAGTGGCATCTGGAGGAGTTCATCGGGGCGGTTCCTTATCGTTCTGGACTCTTTTCAGCCAAGGTCCGTGAATTCAAGGATGGGACCGCAACTGAGAAGGTGGCCGATATTTCTGGATTCTGCAAGATGACCCATTTACTCGATGCATATCGCATGATCCAGGGATCTTATCCTGTTGCCCAGCACCCCGCTCTCCCTTCTCCTGGCCGCAAGTCGGCGAAAGTGTACAGCAAACTCCATGACCCACACAATCAGGCATATGTTGATGCCGTAGCATGCTATATGCTCAGCAAGTTCAGAGAAGCAGATCAGTCACCGCACTTTTCCCTCTTCTACGGGGCCTATC